TATACAATTCAAGGCATACAGGAGCGTCAAAGAGAACTTCAGCAAATGCGAAGTCTTTTTGAAAGCATCCGAAGAAATCCAACTGGAGATTTCAGAGCTAGATATATTAATCCCGAATCAATAGGTAGGGCTCAACAAGAGCTTGATAAATATACTGCTGGCTATAATGCACAAGTAAAAGCACAAGAAGATGCAATTCGAGCAGAACAAGAAGCTGAAAGAAAAAGAATTGAAGCAGAACAAAAACAGATTCAAGAACAAATCGAAGCACAAGAACAAAAAGAAGAGCGTATTGAAGAGTATGGCGTAGAAGAAGCCAAGGATGTTCCCGGTGTAATAGAAAACCGCAGAAGGCAAGCGGCTGTAGATAAAGCAAGTAGTATGGCTGTAAGAATGACTAGCCGTGGTACTCGTGGTCGGCGTGGTACTTCTGCGGCTCCGGGGCGTGGTCGCGGATTCTTTGATCGCTACTTTGCTTGAGGTAAGTTATGAGTTGGAAAAAATTCTTTGAAGGAGTAGTAAAAGCCGCACCAAGCCTTTTATACATGGGTGCTACCTATGAAGGTATACGAAGCCAACGAAAGGCCGCCGATGCCGCAATGCGACAGCAGGAAGAGGCACTCAAGGCTCAACGTCTATCTTTGGAAGATCAGCGTAAAAGTTTAGCTGAGATACGAGCTGAGTCAGCAAAGGCTAGGGAAGCGGCAGAGGCACAAAGAAAAGAAGAAGAAAAGAAAGTTACAGAAGTTAAATCAGAGGCCAAGCAAGAGCGTCTTGAAGAAGATGTTGCTCGTATAAAACGCCGCAGGGGTCGCAAATCCCTTGTGACTGGACAGAAGGGTGGTCTTGGATTCTTTGACCAGTATTTTAATGCATAAAGAACAGACAAAAAAGTTTCTTCAAAAGTACAAAAAAGCAAAAGCTGAACGTGCAGTTTTTGAGGACTTGTTTCAGGAGTGCTATGACTATGCGCTTCCTCAACGGCGTGGGTATTATTTTGAGGCTCCGGGGCAACGCAGAGATGAAAGAATATTTGATGAAACCGCCGTGGTTGGAACTCAAGAGTTTGCATCTCGCTTGCAGTCTGGCCTTGTCCCAAACTTTGCGCGTTGGGCAGACCTTGTTTCAGGAAGCGAAGTTCCTGCTGAAGAGCAGGATGAAATCAATAACAAGCTGGATGAAGTAACTGAGTATATCTTTGAGGTATTGCAGAACTCAAACTTTGGTCAAGAGATACATGAGTGCTTCTTGGATCTTGCTGTAGGTACTGCTTGCCTGATGATTAATGAAGGTGACGCAGTGCATCCTGTTAAGTTTAGTGCTGTGCCTATGCCTCAGATTGTTCTTGAATCGGGGCCAGATGATGTGATTGACCATGTGTATCGTGAGCGTGAGATGCGCTATTCTGATATTCCGCATGTCTATAAGAAGGCAACCATATCTACAAATCTTGCTAAAAAGATGCAACAAGACCCAGAGGGCAAGTGCAAACTCCTTGAGGTTGTGTGTCGTTTGTACGACAAGCCCAATGAGGAACGTTTTGGTTACTATGTAATTGAGCAACAGTCTCAGGAGATGATTTTTACTTCTGAGTTTAATGGTGTTGGCTCTAATCCATTTATTCCCTTCCGTTGGGCAAAAGCGGCTGGCGAAACTTATGGGCGTGGGCCGTTGGTCAATGCTTTGAGTGCTATCAAAACAACTAACCTTACTGTTGAGTTGATTCTGGAAAACGCTCAGATGGCTATCTCTGGTATCTATCAGATGGATGATGATGGTGTTATTAATGTTGATACCATTAACCTTGTTCCCGGAACTGTTATACCAAAGGCACCGGGAACGGGCGGCTTGCAACCAATCCAGCCAGCAGGAAGTTTTGACGTTGCTAATCTGGTGCTGAACGATATGCGCCTAAACATCAAACGTGCGCTGTATAATGATATGCTTGGTGATCCAAACAAAACACCAGCTACAGCAACAGAGGTTGCCGAAAGAATGGCTGACCTGTCGCGCAGAATTGGCTCTGCGTTTGGTCGTTTGATGGCAGAGATGGTTCAGCCCATCTTGCAACGTGTAGTATTTATTTTGAAAAAGCAGGGGCGCATCGACCTTCCGAATGTGAACGGAAGAGAGGTAAAGGTTCGCAGTGTATCACCACTTGCACAGGCACAGGCTAATCAAGATATTGGAACAGTGGATCGTTTTCTTGAAATGGTTGCTGTTCGCTTTGGGCCTGAGATGGTCAATATGCTAGTTAGTTCAGAGGAGGCGGCGATTTACCTTGCCAAGAAGTTTGGGGTTCCAGACACACTGGTAAGGGATGAGGCAGAGCGTCAGCAGATGCAACAAATGGCGGCAATGATGCAACAGCAACAAGCGGCTCTGCCACCGCAACAATAAATGTCAAACATATCTATTGATGGGTTTCCGCGCCCTAAAGCGGTAGATGAAAAGATATCTCAAAATATTCAAGCATTGTTTACGGACGATCTTGGCAAAGAAGTTCTGTCTTACTTTCGCTCAATAACCATTGAAGCTGTGAGTGGGCCGAACATTAGTGACGCTGAACTCAGACATCTTGAGGGTCAGCGTTATTTAGTTGGCCTCATTGAGAGGCGCATCAAACATGCAGAAAAGGTAAAATCTAATGAGTGAAGCAACAGATAATGCGGAAGCTCCTGCTGAAGCAGTAGCAGAAACACCTGAAGCCGTAGCTGTAGAACGTCCAGAGTGGCTTCCAGAAAAGTTTAACACACCAGAGGATCTGGTTAATTCTTACTCTTCTTTGGAAAGCAAGCTGGGTAAAAGCGAGGAAGACTTACGCACTTCTATTATTGAGGAACTGGAGACTGCCGCAACTGAGGGTGTGCCTCAAGCGGCTGGTGAGTACAAAGTTCCTGAAGAATATATGGCAGAAGGCGAGGAACTTAGTTATGAGTTTTTGGAGAAGTATGGGGAGTTTGCCCATAAGAACGGTTTTAATCAGGAAGAGTTTGAGACTGGTCTTCAGGATATTATTAATATGGTTCCTTCTGGCCCGGACATTGAAGAGGAAAGTAAAAAGCTAGGCGAAAACGCCAATGCCCGTATTGAGGCTGTTGGTCTGTGGGCGCAGAAGTTTTTTCCTGAAAATCTAGGGTCAGAAATCATGCGTATTGGACAAACTGGTGATGGTGTTATTCTGCTAGAAACAGTGATGAACGCTTTGAATGAAACACCTATATCCAGTGATGCTGTCAGCCCATCTCGTCTTTCACAGGATGATTTGAACACAATGATGAAGGATCCGAGATATTGGAATCCAACCCAGCGTGATCCTGCCTTCATTAAAGAAGTGGATGAAGGGTTTAGAAAGCTATTCAAATAGGTTGCAAAAATGCAACTAATCAGGCATTATCTCTTGTGATAGGCCCGTATGTAGCTGATAGCCCCCTTGGGATAACTAGATGAGGCGATGACGGACAACCAATCCTGAACTGTAATTGTAACTTTTTTAAGGACTGTAAAGATGGCTAATACTATTGACCAAGCCTTTATTACGCAGTTTGAAACTGAAGTGCATCTTGCTTATCAGCGTATGGGGTCTAAATTTCGTAACACTGTGCGCCAAGCAACCAATGTCACTGGTTCAACTGCTCGTTTCCAGAAAATTGGTAAAGGCGTTGCCAACACCAAATCTCGGAACGGTGATGTAACAAGCATGGAGCTTGTACATACAAATGTAACCGCAACTCTGACGGATCATTTTGCTCCCGAATACATCGACAAACTTGACGAACTCAAAACAAACATTGATGAGCGTCAAGCTGTTGCTCAATCGGCGGCATATGCTCTGGGTCGTAAGACTGACGAGTTGTTGATTACTGCTATGGATGCTGGTGCTAACAGCACACAAATCCACGACACAAGCTCGGCTCTTGAAAAAGCTGACCTGTTGTCACTCTTTGAAACCTTTGGCGGTGCTGACATTCCAGAGGACGGTGGACGTTACCTTGCGATGAACTCGAAGGGTTACGCTGATCTGTTTAACATTACAGAGTTTGCTTCTAGCGACTTTGTAGGTGAGCAGAATCTTCCGTTTGCTGGTGGCATGACCATGAAAGAATTCCTTGGCTTCAAGGTATTCTCAACTTCAGCCGTATCTGCTGGTAAGTCTTTTGCTTATCACACCTCTGCTGTTGGTCTTGCTGTTGGTTCAGATGTATCTACTGAAGTGAACTATGTTCCACAGAAAGTAGCCCATCTGGTAACTGCTCACATGTCCATGGGTGCTATTGTTATTGATGACAATGGTGTCTATGAAGTTCTTGACAATAACTAAGGGGACTGATTATGGCATACGCTTCTTCTGGACTTACCAACCTTGCATCAGCTTCAGGTGTAAACCTGTGGCACTACACAACCACTGATACTATTGCTACTGTAAATACTGCAAATTATTTTAATGATGCAGTAGGCATGATCGGTGCAAATGATGTAATCGTTGCTGTAACTTCAACAGGTGGTACACCTGCTGTGACACTGACTTACGCAAACTCAGTAACGGCATCAGCTATTGACGTAGTTGATGGTCTGACTGTAACCGCGACAGACAGTGACTAATAAGGATGAGGGGGGAGCAATCCCCCCTCTGACCTATTATGGCATCTACAGCATCGAACTCAGCTATTGATATTTGTGCAAGGGCTTTGATCCTAATCGGGGCAGAGCCTATTACCTCATTTGATGATGGTACTACTGAGTCACTGGTTGCTGTAAATATGTATGAGGATATTGCTCGTACAAACCTTTGCTCTTCTCGCTGGAGATTTGCAACTGAGCAAAAGCAACTGAGCGAACTTACCAACGCTCCTAGTGGTCGTTATGATATAGCGCACCAGCTTCCAAGCGATTTGCTTATGCTCCACGCTCTCACTGTAAGTGATATAATCTTTGAATATCAGGTTTATGGTGACAAAGTATTTTCTGATATTAGTTCTGGTCAGGTTGTGATTGCTGATTATACATATCGCGCACTTGAGATTGACTGGCCTTCTTACTTTACGATTGCGGTAGAGTACGCAATGGCTTCTGTATTTGCCGGAAGCATTGCACGAGATCCAAATCTAATACAACTTATGGAAAGCAAGTATGAAGTTGCCATGCGTAAAGCAAGGTCACTTGATAGTCAGCAACAGACTTCTCGCAAACTTGCAACATCGAGGTTTACTGCTGAAAGGAGAAGCTGATGCAAAGGATAAAGATTCCTATCAACAGCTTTGAGTTTGGCGAACTGAGTCCCTCGTTTACCTCCCGTGTAGATACTGAAGTATACAAAGCTGGTGCTAGCACAATTAAGAATCTTTCCATTCTTACTGAGGGTGGTCTGAAGAAACGCCCCGGCACGAGCCGGATTGCGGCATTTAGCAGTCCTGCTGTATCTACAGGTAGGTTTGAGTTGCGCCTTGAGCCTTTTGTTTTTTCTGATGACGAAAGGTATATCTTTGCATTTAGCAACGCTAGATTAGAAGTATTCCAAATTAACCCTACTACTGGTGCGGTAACTAGCATCCAAACGATTACTCAGGATGTAAACTCTGCCGCCCTGCCTTGGACAACAGCGCGTCTTGAGCAGTTTTCTTATGCAACTAATGGTGACTTTATGTTTGTGTGTCACTCTCAGTTTGCACCACGAGTTATTGTAAGAACTGGA